GCCGCGCCGTAAGCATCATAGACACTCGCGCCAATCGCTGTCTGGATGTTTGCGCTGGTTGCTTGAGCCGGGGCCGCGCTGGTGGCGTACCAGGCTAGCCCGGTAAACGGTGTAACACCCGCCACAACCGCGCCACCGCCCGTCGGGTAGTAAGCCGGAGAATAGGCCGTGCCACTCTGCACTGTGCCACTGCCTGTGCCTCCCGTAAAGGTGCAGGTCGTAGTAGTGCAGCTTACCCCGGCGCCTGTGAACGTAAACGCACCTGTGTTGCTATTGATGCTTGAAACGCCGCCGCCATTCGCAATCCACGCTCCCGCTGCATCGCATACCTGCGTGCCCGTTCCCCCGGTCGGGCAAGTCACCACTTGCGAATTGGCGCTACTGCTGCTGGTCCATTCCGTCCCTCCATTCAGCGTGAATCCCGGCGTAGAAATCGCCCCGGTAAATGTTGCTCCAGCAAGAGGCGCATAGGCGCTCAGATTTAGAAAGTTCGCTGGAATCTGATTGGTCGCGTTGTAGGTGCTTCCCCATGATGTGCCGCTATTCACTTCCGGTATTCCTGTGCCGTCAGGGTAGATCATGCCGCCGCCGCTGCCCTTTATCTCTTGTTCAATCTCCGTCACCTTATCCAAACTGCTTTCGACATTTGCGGGAAGATCAGGCATATATGGAGTGTATTGAGTCAACTGTGTAATGGGTGTAACCCTTTGCAGGACAAGCGTCTGCGCAGTGGGGCAGGCCGTGTTCAGCGTTACACTTCCACCGTTATCGTAGTTGTTGTTTACCGGAACGATGGTATAGGCAGACGACGATAGAACAGTACCGTTCTGCACTACAGTCATAGCCGTAGGGGCGCTGATAGGAAAGGTGAACGGAAATGGGCCTTGGCTATTGGAGCAAACAAAAGAGGCGCTGGTCGCGATTCCAGTAACGGTCGCGTTGGCGAGTACCGGCAGCAACATCGCAGCAAATAGAATTAACAGTAGTTTTTTCACCATAATCCCCATCCCCTCAGTTCTGCGATCTTCTTCTCGATGATCGGGAATGACCGCGTAAACGCTTCCACTTGAAGTCCCTTGAGCGAGCCGCTGATTTCTTTGCACTCTTCCATGCAATTCTCGATAGAGTCTCCGCACGCAACCACAGCGGCGATGCGTGGCCCCGCCCCTTGTGGCATAATCCATGTCTTCCCTTTGAATTCGCTGTTGTAGCGGAACTTGATCTGCGAGCGGTGCTCATGGGGAAAGTCTACCATGAGTGGATGGTTATTGGCCCAGTCGGAATGGATGTTCAACTGCACCCCGAACTTGCCTGCATACTCCGGCTCTACCATCTTTCCTGTAGACCCTTGCCATAGAATATCGGCAAGATTCTTGATCCAGTTCAACTCCAACTCCATCGGCGGCGATCCGGCGCGGCAGCATGGGTCTTGAAGGTAGATGTGAGTTTTGTCCGCTCTCGATTCCAGTGACAGAAAATTCCGGTATCCGTAGCTTTTGAGTGTGTGAGATAATTTGGCGTAAATGTCCCTCAGCTTTCCCGGCATCTTTGCCCACGGCTTCACTTCGCCAACGTAGCACTCGCCCTTCTCTTCGGTCCCTAAAACGGCTGTAGAGGGATACTGGCCGTCAATACAATGCGTGTCGATAGCCAGGTCCAGCGTGTCTTTCAGGTTCGGCTCAACGATGTACGTCATGCTCTCGGCTACCGGACCTAGCCTCGCTTCAATGTCGTCCAGCTTGCTCTTGCCGAGGTCGTAGCCCTCCACCGCAAAGCTCTCGAAGTCGCCTCGCGCCTTGTTGCCCTTGATCCACAATTTCTCATTGTCGTGAGCCTTGATGTACTTCCGCACCGCCGTCATGCCCTTGATGGCTTCATACGGCCCCTGCGAGATGCCAAGCTCGGCAAAGTGTTCCTTTGCGTCCTTGCGGTAGATTTCCAGATCGTCACCGTCGAAAGAACCCCATACTCGCTTGCCGATGGATTGCAGATGTGCCTGTACCGGCCCCTGGTAGATGTCTGGGAAGATGAACAGATCGCAGTCGTCTATGACTTGATGCAGATCGTCGATGCGCTCTACCTTTTCATCGCCCTCGCCGACTTCAAGATGGGCGCTAAAGGGGAAGCCCGACACCCAATTTGATGCGTAATAGACCTTCCCGAACGAATCTGCCAGCGTCCGGGAAAGCTCAGAGAACAGCCCATTGTCGATGACCGCACAACTTCTCGTAGAATAATCACTCAAAAGAGTTTACCTCCTTGGCGAATTACCCCCTTAGCTCCCGATAGAGGTTTCCCGGACGCTGGCAGCACTCCCTTTTCCTTTTCGCCGGTCGCTGCGGCGCTTTTATCTTGTGTGGTGGTCATGCCTGCAACCGCCGTAGTGTATTCGAGTAGGCTGTGTTGCTCCTGGTCCGTCGCCATCTCCACGATGTTCTTTAGAGTGAACGGAGCGAAATGGCTGGCTACATACAAGCCCTGATGCCAATCTTTCTCTAGATGGGTATCATCTGGCTTGTTGATAGGCTTGCCGCCATATTGTTTATTCTCCGCAAGGCCGATGACAGATTCGCCTATCGGCCCCAACTTGCCGACAATGAACTTCGCTGTGCCCATCAACTCACCGTCGTTTATCATCCGGTGCGTCCACGTGATGAAATCTTTCGGCGCTCCTGCAAAGAACCAATTTGCGCTCTTTCCGCCACCTAATTGCACCATCTCAGGATGCTTCGGATCGTAGGTTCCACCGATCATCTTGCTTGCTGCCGCAGTCATGGCAAAGCCGGTAGCGGCAGACTTGAAGAAGAAGGCGCGGGAGGCAGAGCCAGCCGGACCACCTTGCAGAGCGTACTTTACGTTGGCGATATTCGAGAATGTCCAGTCGGGAGCAAGCATCACCATTCGCGCCAATGCGACTGCATTACGTCCCATGCCCATCATCTCGAAGTTCAGACCACCGTAAGCCGCATTTACCTCTTTGGCTATCGAGCGGCGGGCCGCGAACATCTCTGCGTTGCTTGCCTCTGGGTTCTTTGCAATCCATCGGGCAATCTTGAGTGAGGAGTCCATCACTTTGAATTTGGTCTGGATTACATCGAAAGTCTCATGCGTCAACCAGTGCGCTATGGCCTCTGACTGTTTGATACCCGGAAGTTCACGCGCCCGGTCGAAGAAGGAAAGCGTCTCCGCGCTCGTAGGTTTGAATCCTTCAATCACTTCGTACTGATGCCCGGACTTGGTTGTCTTTAGTCCATCCGCCGCCCACTCGCGCAACGCAGCCTTAAACTCAGGAGCTTCAATATCGGAGACAAGAGCCTTGCCGAAGTCGGTAAACGCCATATTGTTCATGGCGGTGATGGTCAGCGCCTTCATGTGAAAGACAGATAATCCAAGCTCGATTCCTTTCGTATACGCCTGGACGTGCAAGAACTTTGCAATGCCGGGAATCTTTGATAAGACATTCTTTTCAAAGATGGGATTCAGCGCCTCAGCTACGATCTTGGGAACGTAGAGGCTGCTTTGTCCTGGGCGTAATGGTGCCCACCCGTCCGGGTGATCTTCCGGCGTTCCTTCTACTCCAAGCCTTGTGTTTTCCAACTCCGTCTCAAGCATCTTGGTGGCGACTTTTTGCGCATGACTCTCGCCGTAAACCTGCATCGAATCGAGCGCGTTGAGCGTCCGGTAATCAACCTCACTCTTCTTTAGAGAATCAAGTAGGTGAACTCCCGTTCTTTCTGCGGAGAACTTGCCAAGCGGCCCCGGCTCTTCGCCCTTCACCAAAATGCGGTGCGTGTAGTTCTCAGGCGGTATTCTGCTCTCAAGGAATCCGAGTTCGCGTCCTTCGTTGAGTGCAGGCGTGTAGTACGCAGTCAGCTTTTTATCTGCCTCCAACATCGCCCTAGTCGGGTTCAATGCGCGTTCGATTACGGGGATGAGCGGCTTTAACTTTGGGTCATCGCCGACTTTGATACGCTCAAGTTGTGAGCGCAACCCGTCCGGGCCTTCAACGAACCCTTTGTAATCGCGGTAGAAAGTTAGCGCCTCTTGATCTACCTGCTCAGGTGTCAACTTTTGAAGGCTTTCGCGCAACTGATTCGTGAAGGCTACGCGGGTATCACGCTGGCCCACATAGAGGATTCGCAGCACTTCTTTCGCATAGCCGCTACTGACGTTTCCGGCCTTGATGTCGTTCAACCCTTTGCGGAGCACTCCCAGGCGTTGAATGTTCTCTCTGGACATTCCGCCGATTCCATCTTCGCCTTCCAGCAAGTCGCGCCCATGCACACGATTCCGCGCTTCCGCGTAATCTTCGGAGTGAAACTCCTGATTCTTCCCGCCCGCAACATCTTCCCACATTTCAGCCACAAGAGGCTCGTTTACCTTCATCCACGCCCGCGCCACAGGACGTGTAAGGAATTTGCCATCGGGAGTGACGAATCCCCGCCCAGATTTCATCTCAGCGCGGTTGTAAAGTTCGTCGATGGTTTCAGTTCCCTTGTCGCCGCCTCCAGCTTCCAGCGCCTCTTTTTTCAGCGCCCACGCCCGGTCAATCGTCTCCTGATCGTGGATTGCTGGATTTTGCAACACGTCATCCGCGAGTGCGGGGTCGGCTTCCAGTTCAGCCATCGTTACCGGCTTTTGAGCCAAGACGCGCTCTGCAAGGTTCGCGTGATGTTCACCGTCGTCCGCCTCAATGAAACCCTCTCCTACCCGAATTGCGGACCGTAGACCCGGCTGAGGCTCAGGCTTAACAGGAGGCTGTGCGGCCATCTTCTCGCCTGTCTCTTGCGGTGTAGTTCCATCCTTGGCGTACACGTCCATCGCGGCCTGTTTGATGTCTGCCCTCTTGAGCAGCAAACCGCCCGTCGCCAGATTCAGCGGAATGACCATTAGGGCTGAATCCTCAAAGTCTCGCAAGCGTGGAACCTGCCCGTTCAATAGCGAGCCAACCGTGGTAATCGCCGCCGCCTGGTATGCACCCTTCATGGCGATGGTAGACAGCGGTTTCCCGGCCAGCATACCGGGCACAGGAAGCTCCCCGGCGATAGCAAAGGCTTCCGCCCCTAATCCGCCCTTGGTAGCCTCCCAGAGCGCATCCCCGGCCCTCGTGGTCAAGTCCTGAAAGTCTTTTACGTCGCCTTTTTGGTAGTGGTCCATCATCGTCTTGCGAAGACCTGCATCAAAAGCGGAACCGCCGACGAATCCACCTATCGCCGCGCCCGGTACTACCGCATCCGCGAGTGCGCCGCCGATAGTCGGAATCAAGACCACCGGATCAGTGGCGAAGCTAACGGCGTTATGGACAAACCGCTCAAGGGCGTTGGTAGACTTAAATGGTTCTGGGGCTTTGCCGCGCAAGAGCATACCTAGAGGGGTTTCCTCAAACCCGGTTTCCGCCGCATCGAGAAATCCCTTGTCATTGTCGTAATCTCCGCCTGCATCTCGCAGTTGGCGCTCGATCTCTTCGCGGTTCTGATAGGCGTAACCAGCATCTACCCCAAGCATCTGCGAATGAACTCCCGCCTTGAATGAATCTGAGGCGAGGTCTGGTGTGATCTCCGGTCCAGAATACAGCCGTTCACCTGTCGCTGGATCAATTTGAGGCGCGGCATATTGGTCCCACTTATCAGGAGCAGGTTGGGTTGGCACCGCGTACTGGTCCCACTTGTCACCTGGCATTGGGATGGTCCTTCTTGAACGCATCTACCTGATCTACGGGAATGTGATATGTCTTTCCGCCATCTGTGAATGTTTGCGGTTTGGTTTGCCTTAACCACGCTGGCACACCAGGAGACGACAATGGGAGAACACTCATGAGGCGATTCCAGTTCTGAGTAACCAAATCTTGAGGAGTTTGTACAGGGAACATCTGACTCACCCTGTCTGCAATCTGCTTCTGAACGGCCGGTTTTAGCGCATCTTGCATGACCTCCATCTTGTTCCGCTCTGGATGCGCGTTGACCTCTTGGCGGAACGCAGCCCATGTCTCAACTGCCATCTCGTTGTCTCGTGCCGCTTGCTGCACATGAATCGTAGTCTGCCCTTCGGACGCATTCTTCGGCAAAGGCGGAAGGGTAAACGTATCGCTTAGTAACCCAATCGCTGCGCGGTAAGTTGGGTCTTTTTGCGATTCCGTCGCCGCATCTATCAACTGCGTCCTATCCCTGGAAACGAGTCCCGGCATGGTGCGAAGTTCTATCGGCGTATAAATCTTCCCCGACTTAATTTCCGTAAGAACATTCAACGCCGTATCGCTGCTTTTCTGCTCTTGCTCCTGCCGCGCTTCCTGTCGTTCGGCTAAAGATATTGAACGGTTGACGCGATAATTCTCATCCCACTTCGACAAAAGATAGCTTCGTCCATGAGCGGAGATTTCCGAGTCAGGAATCTGGAATATCTGAGGGCGTGTCATTTTCGCAATGTTCGGCTCGTACTTGTCGATAGCCTTTATGTCATTGTCTGCTGCTTCTTTCTCCCACTCCGCTCTCTGACGCGTGACCTCCTGCTGCAACTTCTCGCCCATAACGCGGTCAGGTTTCCCGTCAGGAGTAACGGCCCCTATGCTCTTGAGAAAGTCTCCGTCGTCAACGGCATTCTCTCGCGCCTCGTAATCGCCCTTCCCGTTGTTTGTATACGGGAACTTCCCGAAAGCATCGTGCATGTTGTTGAGGACGCTGTTCAAGTTCTGAGATTCGGCAAGGTTATTCAGTTCACGGTCCTTCATCTCCGCTGCCGTCAGAGTTGTGTTTCTTTCGTCCAGGTTCATGCCGTCTACCAGCGGATGGTCAGACGGTGATCCACTCACTGATGGTCGAGAATCCCCCCTATTGTGGAGTTTATTGGCGTAGGCGTCGGCATCATCTGGATTGTCAAACTTACCAAGGTTCTCCCCAGTAGAAAGATAGTGCTGCCGTGCGGCCTCAAACATGGCCTTCTCTTCCGCGCTTCCCTCTGCGGGTTTCTTCCCGTCGGGAGTCAGAAACTTTCCATCTACAACCGTTGGTACAAGAACCTCTTTTCCGTCCTGCTCGAAGGATGTTGAATACTCGCTGCTGTGCGTACCATCTTCATTTTGAACAGTTGGACGATTCCATATCGGGAGATTTCCTTCCTCTACCATTCCTTTCGGCTTAGCCCCAACCGTAAAATTCGTGGACGCATCGCCGCTTCCGCGCAGCATTTTAATTACCCGTTGCCTGTCTTCCGCTTTAGGGCTGTTCGCCAGCGCCCCAATCGTGTCCATCTTGGAAGCCTTCAGCCACTTGTCGTAATGCGCGTCGGCCTGCTCCTGGGTCATGGTCCCATGCTTGACTGAGGATGCAAGCAAAATTCTCTCATCGTTCTCAGCTAAGGTCGTATCGCCGCCACTGGCAGCCGCAAGCACGTAATCCCCGCTGTACTTTGTGCCCAACATCTCGTTCGCGGCCAGGTCATTTTCCGTGGTGACTTTCGCTTGCCTTACAGTCGCCAAATCCTGTATGCCTAGACTTTGATGTGCGCTGTAAAACTGCAACGCTCTGGACACTTTTGGATTCTTTTGTGAATTTATAGCCTCTTGCGCTTGCTCATCAAAACCCCGCCGAATGTCTTGCATCTGCTCTGGGGTAGTAGCCTTTCCTATCGCCCCATGAGCTTGAGCCTCAAGAGCATCTATCGCTATCTCGCCCTGCTTTACCTCTACTGTCTCTTGCGCCTCCTGCATTTTCTGGGCAACATGGAACCCCATTTCTGCCACGCTGCCCATTTGCTCCGCAGCGTTCGCCATTGCCGCGCCTGGTTCTCCGGCGATACGGGGGTTCATCTCCGGCTTAGGAGTCATTGTGGGCGCTACGATTTGGGGAATTTCGGCCAATTTACCAGCCTCCTACATTGAACCCATGAATCCTGTACTCGGCGAATTCATTGAAAGTGAGGCCATCATTCCGGCCTTAGACAAGCCAGCGATTGCTGTGCTGATTCCGCCTATTGTGCCAGACCACGCCGCTACCTTGCCGTAATACTTTTGCAGCACCGCCTCTTCCGTTCCGGCCTGAGATTCGCTTTCCTGCTCCACTCCACTCTGCGCGGCAGTGTGCGCCATCATCAGCAAGGGAGAGCCGGAAGCAATGTCCACTCCAGCCCGCGCGTAAGCCGTTGCCTGTTTGCCAATGAGGTTGGAATACTTCGCCTCAGAGGTCTGCATTTTCTGCTGCATCTGGTCAAGAGAGATTTGCGCGTTGTAGTCGTAAGCGCCTTGCTCCTCCTGGCCTTGCTCTAACTGTCCAAACCCGGCGGCGAGTCCGCTAAAGGCACTCTCACCGGCGAAGAGCATCATCAGAGATTGCGGGTCCATCAGCCCTCCTCGGCCACGGAAAGCCGTGGGGTGACACTGCGCAAACAGAATGGGAACGGGTCACTATGCACAATATGGATTGTACCTTCATCGGTCCACTCTGAGTCCAAATCGTTGATTACGTTGCCTGTAAACAGCGTTGCCGGACTTCCGGGCGGGAGCGGGTTCGGAGTGCCCTGCGTGTAGTCGATGCTGTAGAGATGGTTTGCGTCCGTTCCCACCATGCCGCCGATTGATTCAAACATCGAAAGGTTGACGCGAGTGAATTTTTGCCTCTTGCTCTTCGAGGTCTGCTTCTGATCGCCGAGGATTGGATTCATAGGTTCAATCGTGCTTGTGTAGGGAAGCCCGATGGTAATGAGGTTGGCGTAGGAGCCAAAAACAACTGTGTCCGCCGTCACAATTCCGGTGAAGATCACTTGCTCATCCCCTACGGCCACAACGGTTTGGCCTAGAAGATAGCTCATACCTGTAATCTGATTAGTCACCTGCTCAACCGTTCCCCCGCCCGTGTAGGCTCCCCAGGCGGTTGAGTCGCTGCCTTGAAGCTGGAACGTGTTGCCACTCACCCCGGCGACTGTCCATGCCTGCAAGGGATTCGTGTTGACCTGGGTCATACCCAGCACGTCCGCAATAGCTACTGTCTGCCCATCCACGAGCGTATGCCCAGGCGCTGTCACTACGGCTGGAACTGCATTGGTTATCCCGGTGATGGTGAACGGCCCGACTCCCTGCCACTGCTGGCCGCAATTCACAAAGAAGGCATTGGACAACTGGCCGAACAATTCCTGCGGCATGAAGTATTCCACGAACCGCTGCGTTACGCCGTTGATGGTCCGGTTGACATCCGCCACGATCTGATCTTCCTGATTCTGCCCGGAGATAACGGCTGCGGACTCGATCAATCCGGCTCCCATATTCACCCGGAACCATGCGTAGACCTGATCTTGCGTATTGAAGACCTGGCCGATCAACTGACCATCGTTTCTTACGGCCCAGTAAATCGGGTATGGCTCCATCTGAAAAGCCGTCTGCGCGAGACCTGAGGTTTCCGCCGACGTTCCGATGGTGATGTTGCGGTTGAGCCGGGTAAGGTCGGTATTGTCCCACTGGTTCGTTACGAAGTTGTAGGCCAGAAACGTGACAATCCGTGACGACCGGCTAACGAAGATAGCCGAGCCGTTCACCACTTGCGGCTGCAATGAACTTACGCCTCCAGAGCTTTGCTGAGACGCGGTTACATTGGTCTGACTCAGTGCGGAACTATTGGACCCAGCCACAATCCACACGCCGCCCGATGTGCCGATAACCAGAGCATTGGGAGTCCCCACCATGTTGAGAAGCTGGTTCACCTGGTTCGAGACGAGGTTGTACTGTACGGCATAATCGTCCGCGTTTGGATCGCAGATAAAATCAGGGTAGTCGTCCTCGACAGAACCGTTCAGTTGCGTCGGATGGTTGTCGCTCCCGCCAACCATTAGCCGTTCCTGATACAAAGCTCCGCAAGCTGGGTAATCTCCCGTAGCGGCGAACATTGGCACAACTTCTACAGCGAAACCTCCGCCAGCGTATTGCAATGAACTGGCGGTGTTTACGGCTATGCTGGTGCCTGGTATCAGCAGATTGAAGTACCACGCGTCGCTGGCTGGCGTTATGGTGGAAACAGCGCCAGTACTATCAATCACCGTGATCGCAGGTGCCCCGAAGGTGATCCCTGAAACTATAAATTCGCCCTCATTTAGATTCACCATCCCGGCACATTCGTTGATGTAAATTCTGTCTCCGTCGCTGAACGGGTCTGCGTCTGTGTTTGAGGCCAACACTACAATGGCAGGGTTTGATTGAGAAATAAGGCCGATGCTTTGGCCTAGCGCCGAATACCCCGTAGTCACTACATCCTGCGTGCCACGATACGCGGCCTCGCCTACCTCCTGGCCGGGAAGCGATAGGCTGTACTGCCATAAGTTTGCGCTCAGGCGCTGGATCATTCCCGGTGGATAGTTAGGATGGAATATCCATAATACGTCCGCGCTCTGCGTGCTGCAATCGAGATCGAACAGATCGGCTTCGAGGTATGGAGTCGTTATTTCTAAAGGAGTGCTTATCAACGAACTGCCATCCTGCCAATAAGTTGAGTTCCATGCGGTCGGAGAGATAAGCGGAAACTGGTCGTACTCATTTGCTAAAACGCATAATGCTACCCAATTCTGATTCACGCACGAGAAACTGCTAGAACCTAACGCGGGAGTGGGTGCCGTTATCCAGGGAGAAGCATAATAAACCGAGTCCGGCGTAACCGTCCATGCCGCTACGCTTAGGAGGTTGCTTCCCGAAGTATTCAAAGAGACAAGCGCTTGCACTGCTATCTGTATCAAAGCAGCAGCGTTCTTGCTCGCTGTCGCGTTCGCCAATGCGATATTGATTCCCTGATTTGGGGAAACCCCCGTCTTGGTCACACTTAGAGCGTCTGTTCCGTTCACTGTGAATGTGATTGGCACACTGCCGGCATTGGAAGTACCATAAGGCGCAGCGATATAGAGATTGCCCGCCGGAGTTCCGGTCGATGAGGAGATAAAAGCTGTAGGTCCGACCAACACGATAGTCCCAGCCGCATACGGCACAGGACTACCCCCAGTTGATCCACTCATAATGCCGTTAGCTATAGGCGTGTAAACTTCATCTCCGCCGCTGAACGATATCGTGACCGGGCCCGTGTAACTCCCGCCGTTTGACACCACCACGAAGATCACTCGATAAACGCCAGGCCCATAGAGATACATCCCCGCATACGCCGTTGCTCCCCCCACGCCCGGCCCTGTGATAACCACGGTCGGAGGAGTGCTTGAGGAATATACCCCTGGATCGGTGACGTTCACCGATACAAGGGTAAGTGCTGAAAAACCATTAGAAGCATTGTAGTTGTTTTCCGTAAGCGTTTTTTCTACTATCCCCAATGACCATGATCCCTGAGTTGCTCCTTCCCACACGCGAGCAAGTCCAGCGGATAATTCGAGAATTGCGCCCTGATCCGTGGAGAACTGGAAAGGAACCAGCCGACTCTTTCCGCTACTGGCCGTTTGCATGGTCTCGCTGGAAACCGTCTGAGACGCGCTGACTGTGTATATCCCAATCCCGCCGGACCCTACGGTAATGGTCGTGCCAGACGTTACTCCAACCCCCACAATCGTCTGCCCGACCTGTAGAACGCCGTAATTGACCGCTGTGACGGTCATGGTTGTTCCAGCGATGGAGGCGGTGAACATTGCCCCGCCGTTGGCCGTCGTTCCGGCGAAATACGTCCCCGGCATCTTCTTTGCGCCGCCCTCGACCAGGGGTATCGCGTTCTCTAGCTTCCGGCAAGCGGATGAAAATTTGGCCAAGTCCGAGCGCGACTCGCAGAGACCAGAAATTTCGCCCGTGTTGAAGCTGTTAATTAGGACGTTGGCGTTCACCGATGCGCCCCCCACGGCCCGAAGCAGCGACCTGCAGACTGCCAACTTACGCTCCCACTCTCATCCTGAAGGTAGTCGCACTCCTGCTGCGCCGCTGCGGAGTTGAGCGTGGTGAAGTACATCTGCATCATGCTCTGAGCCTTCTTCGCGTCCTCTGTGATCGCCAGCGCGAGTTCTCCAGCCAGCCGATATGCAAGGCAGTTCACGAAGCCGGGGAGCAACTGAGTAAAGTCTGTGATGAGCCTAATGTAGTTGATAACGATGGGACAGACATTCGTGTAAGTATCACACCACGGATAATTGGTCAGGAGGTTGTTGGTGTACGAAACCCCATCGGCGCTCAGAACCGCTTCGATAACATACGGTACAGCCTCGTGCGGGTGTACAGGAATATCGCGATGGCGAAACCATCCATATCCTTCACCGCCCCAACCCCACACGGCTCCATCGGCAATGCGGCGCTCTTCCGGTATCTCCCTGGGGCTAACCAGCCTCAGATAATCGGACGGCAGAGCGTAGGCAAACTTGTACCCCCCCGCTGGAGCTTGCGCGTTCTGCTGCAAAGCGACGCGAGTCTTGGCAAACTTCCATTCTCGCTCCGACAAAACCTCTTGCAGGACAGCATCCCAGCACACATTTACCTTGATAGCGTTGGGAGTTTGTTCTGTGAGAGAGCCGATAGTTCCACGCGCCCCGATGCGCTGCAAACTCATATTGGCAATGGCGACCGGACTATAGTTCATTGTCTGCCTCTTTCAAGCAACTCGTTTTTCCAGATCCGCGTATGCCAAGGCCCTCCCCCTTAAAGAAAAAGGGGGACGAGGCATCGAAGCCGCGCCCCCTCGGTGAATGGTGAACCGTTCTAAGCAGCAGCCATTTCCGCTATTCGCGCCCTCTTCGCGGCGCGTCCCTTTGCGAGTGCTGCCGCGAGTTGAGCCTTTCGTTCGGCAGTCATCGGCACCTTGCGCTTGTCGGGCTTGACCGGCTTGGCCTCGACAACTTCCTTAATCGTTGCCGTTGCCGCTACAGGCTTGTCTTCCGGCTTTGGACGCCCCTCATGGCCGGGATACTGGAACAGCCAGTCGCCTCTAATTGTCTTCAAGGTAGCCAGTTGGCTATCCGTGTCGATCTCATAGAGGCCGTCCGGCAACGGCCCAGCATCGGGATTGTACGCTTTGCTGGCAAGACTATCCCAAGCAAACGCAAGGCACTTCGCATGAACAAGACTCACTGCTCTCCTCCCAGCTTCGGTCCCCACCATGAATAAATGGAGCCGACATATCCGTTGTTGGCCGGCGTGTTGACCGCGTTCCAGCGAAGGAATTCAAGAACAGAGTTCCCCGGAACCGGAATCCAGTAATGCGCTCCGGCCACTTGAAGCTGCGCGATGGTCAAAGACCGGGTGGCGATGATGTTGGTTGCGTTCGTGGCTGACCCGCTTTCTACGTTGAAAGCGATGCTGGTGAGCGAGTTCCCGTAAACCGGCCCACTGACCACAATGTGAACGCCGAACGGGATTCCACCATCTCCCACAACTTCGGGCGGATAGGAGTAGCCCTTCTCAGTCAAAGATGGGAATGCGGAGATAAGAGGATTGGATGTGCCAGGGTTCGGCGCACCAAAGTCGAGCTCCAGGTTGCTCTGCTGTGAGGTTGCCCCAACAACCAGCAAGTCTCCCAAGAGAGCAGGGGTTGCGAGAATGGTTGCGCTGGCTGACAGTTGCGGGTTGCTGACAGTGTAGGTGCCAACGCCGTTTGCGGCGGTGATGGCGGTAATGCCTGTCACGATGGTAGGGCCACCCACGGTAGAGATGTTGGCTCCCGTAAGAGCGTCCCCAACAAGAAGCTCAGACCCGGCGGTGCCTGCCGTGATGGTCAACACTCCGGTCGTCGCAATCGATCCGGTAAACGATTTGGCGGTGGAAGTAATCGGACCGAAGGCCGCTGTTCCAGAGCCGTGAAAAAACTGCATTGCGTCTAAAAGCATGATGACTCTCCTTCTAGCAACACCGGCTAGCTGATGATGGTTTCCGCGTTGGAAATCTTTTCGGCCATGACAACTTGGATTCCTTGGAAGCGCGTAATGCGCCGCGATCCCCAGATGTCGCCGGTTTCCGCGTTTTGCGTGTAGTAGCCATTGGTTTTCTGCGAGACCGCCCGAATGTTCATCTCGTTCAGAATGGCGCGACTGCACAGAATCACCGTGCCGGGGGCGTTACCCGCACCGGGAAGATTGCCCAGGGCCTGAATAAGCAGGTTCTCATCGAATCCGCCGGCCTGCATCGGAACTGGGTTCACGTTGGCGATGCGCTGGGCACAGCGTTCGTCAACGATCTGGATTCCCAAGCTCCACTTGCACTGAGTGACATACGCCATCAACGCCCTGGATTGGCCGAGAACTCCGCTCAAGGCGGTGGCCATGGTCCACGGAACTTTTCCGATAGTGTTGATTTCCAGTCCTGCTGGAGTTCCAGCGGGATAGATTGCCTGCACCTTGTCTTTGCCGAGTTCAAGAGCCCAGATGCTTGTGGCGTTGCCGGAGGCCAGACCGCCGTTGTAAGCGTTAGCCGGCCAGCTTCCGTCTCCGTTGGGCAGCGATTCGAGGTTGTTGATTCGTGTTGCCAGTCCCCTGATTCCGCCAAGATCGGTAGACGGGTTTCCGTAAAACAATACGGATTCGATTTTCTGCTTGAAGCCCTCGATCTTGTTGCTGATCTGGTCCGACATATACGCCGAGGGATCGGGTTGATGATCGGCAAATGCCGCATCTTGAACATCCCAATTTTCCCACATAGCAATGTCGTCGGTGATGTTGGTGTTCTTGGAGTTCGTAATCACTGCCGCTTCATTGAACCGGCGCGTTGCAGGAACGTCTAGATAGTCGGTACGCCGAGCGACATTGAAAAGCATGTTGTTTGCCGTAACGAAAGGCAAGAACTCAAGCAAAGGGCAGGCGCGGGCAAGCACCTTTGCGGGCTGGACAAACTGCGCACGGGCATCCGAAGACGAGTAGCTGTTGATTACATCCGTCATCGTGGTGTAACCGAGTTGCGAGGCATCTGCCATGGCGATAATCTCCCTTTAGAGAGACCTAAATCCTTGCTGGCGGAAGATTGAATTTACTCAAATCGTACCCGGCTTTAGGCGCTTCCGCCCTCTGCCCTGTCCCGCGCAAAGATGAATCCTCTCCGGTTTTTGCGGCCACGTTCAACATGAAGCGCATCATCGTAGTTCGGTTGGCGCTGCTTTCAGTTGCAAACGCCTTGTCGAATTCGACTTCTGTTTTTCCCCATTGCTTCCATAGCCGCGACACGAGCGCTACGCTCGCATCGTATTTGTCGCCCAACTCGGTTTTCAGCGTTTCAGCCGCCTTGGTATTCTCTGCGAGAATCTTGGCGTTGTGCGCTTCCACCATTGAGGTCAACTGAGCATTCAACTTCGATTGAAGAGCTTGAGCGGTTTTCTTGGGGATGCCTTCCTCGAACAGCGTGTTCTCCCAATACTTGTTCCACTCAGGTGCGTTCTTCTTCTCAGGGTCTAGCTCGTAACCTTCCGGCTTATCGGGCCGTCCGAGTGAGGTATAAAACCTATCGCGCTCTTCCGGCGTCGCATTCTCGCTCAGTTTGGGGATCGAATTCGCCAACTTCCCCTCGTACTCTTTGGCTTTGTTCGCTGTTTCGAGATGGGCCTTTGCAAAGTCTCCCACCGTGCGATACGGCTTGAAAGCCTCATTGTCGCGAAGTTCTGATGGCAGACCCGCCAACCATCCCGGCGTCTGCGTCTGCTGGTTGCCCTGTGCTCCGGTCTCACTTCCCGCTACGGGTTGATTGACGACTACTTCATCTGCCATTTACTGCTCCTTCAAAAATCTTTGGGCCAATAAAAATGGCGACAGAGAGTGGATGAGCACTCATCTGCCGCCATTGGTCTTGCTTGCGTCTCCCTCAGTCTGGCCGGACCTCAAGAGAACCCAAATTGTGAAAAACCAAACTCTTTACGTCAACCCTGCCAAATACATCCCGCCGTTGGTTCCCGTATGCACTACCGTTCCCATCTTGCCATAGGTGACAACAGCGGTGTTGGTCGTGTTGCCATTCACTTCGCAAGTGACGGTGACGGAGGCTCCGCCCAGGTTTTGGACGTACTGCGACATCCCAGGCTGGCACGTGGGGAACACGAGAACCACATTCCCGGTTGGCGTCAAGGTGATAAGAGATGCACCAGCCTGTTGGGCATTGAGAGTGATAGTGCTTGCTCCCATTGTGCCGAGGTCGAGTTCGCCGAAGGTGTTTACTGTCGGTTGTGTCTGCGTGGACTTGGCGACAAACCCGCCGCGCTCCGTAGGGATTCTAAGAGCATCCGCTCCCGGCCAGTTCACACCGCTATACGTTGGACTTGGATTCGCCACTTCAACCCTCCCCGATTCCCATTAGAGCATCAACTTCGCTCATAATACCACTCATCCGGGCAATCGCAATACCCACATTGTACTCGATTCTCTCCGCTTCGTTGTTCAAAGGAACTCCGAAGTGGCACGTAACGAGTATATCACCAAGAACTTTACGGCCTTCCGCAGAGCCAAACAAGTTACGGTAATACTGCCGCATCTCTTTCTCGGCAAGCTCTCCGCTGTGCGCTCCTGGAGTCGAGTAGTCGATCATTCTCCCGGCTCCTTGCCCCCGCCCATCATGGTTCTGAGTGGGCTATCTGGCTCTGCTGCCTTGCCGGCCAATGCCGCCGCCTTCGCAATTTTGGGAGCATTGTCGATCTGCTGCTGCTGCTGACGCTCTTTTTCCGCCATTTGGCGAATCTGCGCTATAGCTTTATCGCTCAGAATCCCTGTTGCTGGTGCGCTCACCGCATCCCAAGCATGGCGCAATATGTCTACGCTGTCGATATAGTGAGGCGTTAGCGGGTCTATCTGTGCAACCTGTTGAACGAGAGCTAGACCAGACTGAATCGAACGCACTTCGCTAACATGCTTCTGTGCTTGCGCCAGCATTCCAAGGTATTGAATCTTAACACCTTCGTGCGTAGATTCAGACAGAATTTGCGGCGGTTCAGGGATGCGTCCTGCGCGGGCCTCAATATCGAACATCCGCGCAATTATAGGATTGAAAGCCTCTGATTGCAGATTACCGATTCGGGTTCCTAGAACTGCCGCTTTCTCGCTCTGCATCTCAGAGATTTGCTCTGTTACCGGCCTTCCCATTCCCTTCTCTTGCCCGATTTGGCTCAGCATTGTGAAGATGTCGGAATGAAAATGTTCGTTGATAATCTGTGCAACCCTGCCCTGATACTCGATGTTAAACGGGAGATTTTGAACGCCGGTCGTTAAAGGCTGCGGCATGATTTGGCGAATGTCACCCCGGTTGGCCGGGATGAACGTAAAACCATTCGGACCGCGCTGAATCTTTCCCCTCTGGTCCTCATACGCCACCATCGGCGGTTCAGCTGCTTTCTGGGCAGTAATCAGATTGGTTCTCCCCATCTGATTCGCTAACGCAATGGCTACCCATGCGTCGTGCGCCGGTCCCCGACCATAGAGTTCGTCTGAATTCTTCCTCCATCTTGTAGTTACGATGGGCATGGAGTCGTACCCGCCCTCGGACAGCATCGAAATTCCTTGATCTCCACTTTCAGATGTTACGAGTATTTTCCCGCCTTTTCGATAAACCCAATCGGATGCCCACTTCTTCCCCTTCGCATCGATGCGACCAGGGTTGTAATCCTTGCGGGGATAGACCGCATGGAGAACTTCGCGCTCCGAGTGCATATTGCTCTCGTAATCCTTCTCGAAGTTATCGTCTGCCTTTTTCATCACGTCCATTCCAAACTGCTGGACGAACTGGCGAAGAGTCATTTTGTAGACGCGATAGTTTGTATCGACCTGCCCAAATCGGTTTTCAGCTATGTAGCATTCGCGGAAATGAGGAACAGTAAAAACAGTCCTGGCCGCCGCCACATCTTCCTCAATTATCAGATGAGCCGTTCCGGTTGACGCATCATCACGGATGAACTCGGTATTAACGTCGTAGAAATTAGATCGGTTAAACGCCGATTCCATCACGTCTTGAGAATCCTGTAACCACTTCTGGACCTCCGGGTAGGAATCAACGCTTTTTCCGGTCCAGCTCCGCATCCGGGAAGTTCGGGGGAAATTCAGCATACCGGGAAGTTGCAGCGCAAACCATCGCTGATTGCGAGGGCAGAGATACCCCACCATCCCATCAACCAGTTTGCTGCACGCCAGCATAGCGGAATCATCGTAAATCTCTAGTCCGGTAGGCTGCCCCGGCCACAAATCTTTGTCCTGGATTGATCGGCGTCCATGATTTACATACATGATTAGATTATCTATAAGCCATTCGTATGGAAGTCTTTCTTGCGCAAGGACTTGTAAGTATTTTTGTGCGTCTTTAGCTCTGTCGTCCGCCGAGCGGTCGTTGAGCCGGGAGTGTGCATATCCTCCAGAGTCCATGTAAGGAGCGGATATACCGACAGAAGCCATTAGCCCCCCAGAGTCGCTTTCCCTACTGTGGCGTTACCGCTGGTCATTGGACTTTGCAGCATCGTGCTTGCCATGCCCCGGCGCTGTGTCAGTGCCTGAGCCTGCGCCAGAGCCGATGCCTGAGCAGCCTGCGCCGTCTGCTCGTTGGTTTGCGCCTGGGTAGGAGCAGTGGGCGCGGAAGGCTTGCTGACAGCCGCATAGATACCCTCGCCAACAGCCGCGGCGGCTGTAACGCTTGCGCCGATAATCAATGCCGTAGTTGCTGAAATGCTTCCAGCCATCGCTTACTCCCCTGTCACAACGATAATATCACCGCTCCCGTCGCGACGCGACATCAACTGGTCAGACTCAGCGAAAACCTCGTCCTCGGCTTCCTCGACCGTTCCAAGAGCGGTCGGGTAAATCATCGTCATCTCAACCGGCCCGTGAGTCCAAAAGAACTGTTTACGCCCCGCGCATCCGGGTATGACGTTGTAGCCGGTAAGTTCAACCCTCTGGTCGCCGATCAGCACTGAGCAGTTTCCATGAACGATTAGAACAGTTGCCAGCTTGATAAGGGAACCCATCATCTTTGTCCCCGGTTGGAGCCGGATGGTTCTAGCGTACATTCCGCCGTGGAATAGATGCTCTGTGGCGAGTTCGATTTGTGGACAAGAGAGAATGATTTTGTTGATTTCGTCTAGTTGAGCGATCATGGCTGGAGTGGGCGGTACGAGCGCAGCAGTGATTGTCTGGATTGCTGTGCTCATAGCCACCTCGTAAACATGGTATGGCTTTCCTTGCAACCGGGGCGGCGCGATAGAACCACCTCCAAGGGACTTCCTACCCTGGCCGTGTACAGCAGAGCCACACACCCTGTCACCGCCGATACCCTTTCGACGGTCGTCATCAATTCATTCGCCGCTCCAGTTGCTCTGTGAGACGGCAAAACGAATAGGCTTTCAATCGTCGCCGTGCGCTTGCCGTTGTGCGGCATAACTCCTGTGATTACAGAGACAAATCCTACGAGAATACCATCCGCATACGCGCCGAAGCAGTAAAGCGCCCCTGAATTCTCCAGCGCAGCGTATATATGGCGCTGCGGATTGTAGTCGGGCATCACGCAATCCTTCGCGTAGGCATCCAATAGTTCTGCAGAGTTGGGCGCGTCGAGGATTTCCGAGTAGCTGACTGGCCTTATCTCAAGCATTGGCACTCCGCAATCCGTAGCTCAGTGGGCTGTAGTCCGTTTCGTTTCTCGCCGCCAGAAATTGTGCGATCAAATCGTTTTTCTCGTTCGGCGGCGAGTAGACCGGCTGTTCGAGAGCGATATACCTCACCGTATCGGCAAAATCCTTGTACTCTTCGGCGGGTTTGTCGGTTCCCGCCTTCCACTGATAGTTGAATAAATCCTGAGTTGGCCCCCGTTCCCCGCGGCAACCCTCTTCGGCGAACATCAATGCCGGTATCTCCTTGCTCTTCACGGTGGAGTAGTGGTTTTGGAGGTATTCTTTCACCCGCTTGTGCCCCAAGGCAATGTCTCCGGCCTCGGAGTGCGAGAGCCGGATACGCCCGATTCCCGCCTTGTCGAGTTCATCTTCCCACGAGGTATCGTTGAGTTGCGTTCGCGCTCCGTACTTTGCGTCCAATACTACGAACGCCGGTTCCGAATAGTTGTGTTCTGCGCGTTTGACCTTCACCTGTCGCGCAATCTCCTCAACATTCCCGTTCGCCAATAGATACGCATAAACGTAGATTCGGTTCGCCGGTTTCCCGTTTATTGTAATGTCCTCCGGCGAGACTGCCGCAAACAGCCAGCGAGTCGGTCTAGCGTCGTGCGGGTCAACCGCCTCAATCCGCATCCAATCGGCGGGTATTTTGAAATCTTTGTAGAGATGCACCGCCCGGTCGAGCGTTTTGTAAACCAGCCCGCTCAGGTGGCCTTCCTTGCCGCCAATGTGCGCGTCATACTCCTCTGGATCGGTAAACAGCTTGGCATACTCTTCGATGCCTGCTCTTGGGATGAAGCCCATAATCTGTCCGCACTTTGGGCAATTGTTTACCGGGCGTTCTGCATGAGGGTCATCCATGTTGACCGGATCGTTTGCCGAGATGTACTCATCGCACTGCCGGCAATAATCCTGGCAGTTGTCCCAAGTCGTTCCGGTAAAAATTGCAATCTCTTGATCTTCCCCGCCTCCGTTAAACGCCTTCACGGAGAACATATCGTAGAAGTACGGTGCCCCATAGAGCGGGGTCATGGCGAACCAGGAGGGAGCGTTGGTCGTGACCTTGCCGCGCTCGGCAGCAATCAGCAGATCGTGCGGTGGCGGTTCATCCCAACCGTAGTGGTCGTAGTCGATTCCTAGAAACGTATCTGCCAACTGGTTATACGACCGAACATGGAGGGTGGAACCGCAGGCCCGTCCAACATAGTCGTACTTCAACGTGACCGACTTCAATGCCCCGGTCGTATCCCGCTTCCAGTCCGGGGCGCAATGCGCCGGGATGAGCATGGCAAGCTCCGGCTCGATCTTTGCCGACACCGACTGAGCCATCGTCTGACAGCCCATGAACCCTTGATTGGGAACTCGAATCGAAATCTTGTAGTCAGGGTCGTCCTGAGAAAGCCACGGCCTGAATCCCATCGCGTGAGCTATTGATTCGCAAACGGAAATTCTCGTTTTACCCACCTTCTCGCCAGGCTTAAGTATCCGCCGTCGAGGTGTGCGCCCGTACTTGTTCTTGATCCTGACGAACGGGTCTTGCACCCGGTTCATCCTCAGCATACCAAGGCGCATCAACTGGTTTGCGGTTGAGACGAGCTTATCTGGCTCAATCTTCCCATCCGAACCGACAAGCCGCGCCAGCACGTCCGGCTGTTCGCGCTTCGCCATTACTCCTCCGGCGTGTACTGGAAGGAAATCACATCGGCATTCGTGCCGAGAGCGTACCACTGGTCCAGATTGATTGCGCCGCTGGTGAACGGCCCAATCGCCACCGATGGACCTGCCGTGGGAACAGGGATACCCTTGGTTGCCGACACCGAACTAGAATCACCCACGTAATAGATGTGACCCGCTGGAGCAAAGATCAACTGCATCGCCCGTATCGGGGTAGTAGCGCTTAAAACAGAAACAGCAGACCCGCTCATTGTAGCGTTTCCTAGTGGCATAAATCACCTCACTTGGAGTTTATCACCCCGGATATTGTCTACTACTGCAACAATCTCTTTTGCCGAACTCAGACTGTAACCAAGACCGCAATCTCCAATCGCTTCCTCAACAGCTTTGACCGCTCTATCCACTTCCGGCTCCGGCGCGAGGTACATCCGGCGCTGCCACTCGATAGGAAGAAATGAACGCAAGGAGTCAGATTCTACTAGCGACTGCCCATTGAATACAGCTACCATCTCTTGTACTTGGTCACTTGTTGGCACCCTTGGGTTTTCCGACTGCCAGCGGATGAAGGCTTCGAGAGCTTCCTTAACAGATTTCTTTCTCGCTTCAAGACCTACCAGGTCAAATGGAATTGTGTCCTTGCTATAGTTCGGACCCTTATGCATCACTTCGCAAATGTAACCGCACCATGCCGCCGTCCACCCTTCTTCCGGTACTACGTACTTCTTGTCGCTCATAGCTTACACTCCGCTCCGCTGGTGCAGTCCGTTCATTTCGCAATCGAATACCGCGTGTCAATCAGACTGCGGTACGAACCATCCGGCTGTTTCTCCCACTTTTCTTCGCTTTGCTCGAACCTCTTAATATCCGAGCTTACATAGAAAAAAGTTCCATCCGCGCAGAGAACTTCAAAGAAGTGACCCAACTCAAAGCTGGAATGACCGCCACGATAAGTAGCCTTGACCACCGAAC